TGTAAAGATCATTTTTTCTCCAGTTGGTATGGGATGCCCCAGCTGTCTAGGACATCCTTAAACGCGAGCTGCGAGTGCAGCACACGACCGTCGAGTGGGTCACGAAAAATCTGCACCATGACCTGCTGACCTGTTTCGAGATATGTCGTAAATACCTCGTAGGTGTAGGTTTTGGCATCCATGGTTTTCGCTTGCCTTCCGTCGGTACTTCGACCCTAGGCAAAGGGTGTGACTAAAGCAAGGATTTAGCCTGTTTCCATTGCTGCACAAGGGCTGGAACGCGATCGCCGACGTAGTAGAAAATGTGCCATGGCTCGGATTGGACTTCCCATGTGAAGCCGTAGCCCTGAATGTTGGCGAGCATAAAGTCCATGCGGTCTTTTGCTGATGCGTCGCTAATGTCAACCGCTAGCCCAAGATTATGGCGACTTGTGCCAGGTGCAGCCATCATTGCGTTGCCTGGCTTAAGGTAATAAGTGACGCCTTTCCATGTTTTAGTTGACGCGCCTGCGATCGGCTGTGTCTGGTAGCGCGCAAGAAAGCCAGCGGTTTGTGTGGCTGTGCTGCGATAAGTGTCGCCGCTTGACGTGGGCTTAAACGTCTTGACACCTGCCGCAAAGGCTGCATCTCGTAACGCCATGTATGCGTCAGCTGCTAATGGGTGCAGTTTGCCGTATGGCTTTACATCTACAAGCAGCCCTGCTGGTAATTCACCCGGGGTTACATGGGCAAGCGTTGACGGCATCACTAACTTGTGATAGTGGCGCTCGAGTTTGTCTGGGACGGCAGTGAGCGTCGGTGCTTTAGGCTTCAGGGTTTTTGCCGATGCCATAAGCTTTGTTTTTCGGGTTGACATAGCCGATGAATAGTGGTGCTACAGCTGCGATGGCTGCGCCGAGTAGGTCGTTGGGGTCGGTGTTGCCTGACATGTAAAGCGCTACTGCTGCTGCAATGGCACTGTTGATGTAGGTAGAGATCATTGCTTTATCGCTGGGTTTCATCTGTTGCTCCTGTCTGTTTGGATTTTTTCATTCCGTTAGATGCTAAAAGGCCGCCGAGTGATCCAGTAAGGAACACGACAACGGTTGACAGTAGGTCAATAAAGGCGGCGTCATTTGGGGCCTGTTCAAGAGGCTGGTTTACGAATAGAAGGCCCATAACGAAACCAAGGACAATGGCAGCAAAACAGACCGACATAGTCACGCCGACGATCAGGATGAGTCGTGCGTGTTTATCCTCAGGCGACATCGCAAGCCGATCTTGTCGAGCACCTGTTCGGCTCAATGTTGACTCGTGTGCTGCTGCATCCATTGAGCACCGCCGCTACGACTGCAACCATAAAGACCAGCGCAGCATATTTAGCCCAGCGGCGGTGGATACGGGTTTGCATTTTTAACGGCCTGTACTGCGGCTTCCCATGCTTCTTTAGTGTTTGTGCCGCGTTGCCACTCAAAAAATAAGCCGTCTGACTGGGCTTCGTATTGTGTGCGGCGTGTTGTTTCTACCGATGCCACTTGATTGTTGTATGCGGTTGCAGGCCATAGCGCGTCTAGTTCGGCTTGTGTAGGTTTCGGTGTGCTAGATAGCCAAGTAAGGCCGTCATAGTTGTCGCCGTTTAGCGTCCATTCTGACCCGGCATAGTTTGCGGATAAAATTGCTGGGTAGTCGATCATGCGGATACCTCAAATACTGTAATTGTGCTGCTGCCGCGCGCTCGGGTAGATGCGTCGGTGTCACTGTCAGAACGATTGACATACATTGTATTAGTGGAGTCGTTGTTTGCAATTTGTATTTTGTAAGTCGTTGCGCTTGTCGTTGCTGGACTATCTAAAAACGATATGCCCAGAGATTGTGTGCTAGCAACCAATCCGTTGTAACTGCTTCCAATTACAGAAGTTCGGCTTCCAGCCGTATCGCCGTTGCCAATCGCTGTACTGCCGCGCAATAATCTAAAATACGGTATGCCTGTGGTATTGTTGCCGACCATTATTGTAGCCATCACGAAAATTTTGCTTGTGGCGCTTTGCGGTGTAATGGATACTGATAGCCCTGTCACATCTGCAAATGTTGTGCTTGACATACTAAAAGTGTCGGTTTTTGTTGTGCTAACAACTTGCAAAACGCGAAACGCTCCGCGCAGAGCGTTGAGTTGTGATGCCTCAAGGACATTGCCAGCGACGAACGCGGCTGGAAGTGTGGTCGGTGTTGCCATAAGTGCTCCTTATCCTAAGACATTTTCTGTGTCGATTGTGCCATACACCAAATCATCCAAGATCAGCTCAAACACCAGGGTTGTAGGGCTAGTAAACAGGGTTATGCGATGGCCTGTTGATAAGTCAATTTGATGCTGGATGCCCTCAATGGCTAGTTCTTGCGCCAACGATGTGATCGTGACCCCACTGGTAAATGACTTCTCTATGGTAATCGTGTTGCCAATCTCGAGGACTGCCACAGTGTCACGCTGGGCATCGGTAAGAGCTGCAAACGGGGTCGACACATTGGTGTAACGCGCCTCAGGCTGTCCTACAAGTAGGTAGTTGGCAAGATCAAGAGCTGCTGTGTCGTTGTGGACTAGCGCGTCCGAGATGGCTGTGGTCTGAATAAAATAGGTGGCCTGCGATGTTAAGTCTTCGGCGATCTCTGGGCTTGTAGCGCCAGCGTGTTGCACTGCTGCCCTGTTGATGACCTGGTTGGCCTCAAAGGAAATGCCTACGTTGTCGTAGGGGATGTTTGTGCCGTCATCGTGGAAGTCTGCTACCGACGCGGACAACGTAGTCCCGACTCGATCTTGGAATGTGAACACCCCGTCACGCGCACAGAATATTCTGCCTTGCACACTCTCGTTAATTTTTGCCATGTAGGCAGCGACCGATGTGCCGTATGGGACGGTGTATGCGGACGCGCCGCCCAGCAGGATGGTTGATGTTTCTAAGTTCCGTTCTCCTGGCAGTTGAAACGCGTTTACTTCTGGCAGGTCTAACACTGCTTCTATTCGCACGTTGGCTAGTTCTTCGCTGACATTGAACTCGTCCATGTAGGTCTGGCTAAGCAGATAAAAGTCATCGGCGCAAGAAACAGAAACGGTGTCAAGGCCGCCCAGATTAAAGTTGTAGTTGTAGTCAACGATGTAGCCGTTGAACAGTTGCTCGCCTTCACGGCTCAGGATTACTTTGCGCATCGGGGCTAGACCCGGCACAGCCTGAGCGGTGTCGTAATACGGTGACTGGGTATCAAACGGGTTAAAAATGCCACCAGTAAAAGTGTCGTTTAGATCGAAACTCATTGTGCCAGCAGTGAACTGGTCGCCGATGTCTCGACGGCCTCTAAATACGCTGATGCCTGTAGCGCCGTCAATCACGGACGCAAACTCTGTTGTACCGTCTAGCACATACTCGGTGTTATTGAGCACACCTTTGTCCACGTCATCAAGAACAAAAGCGTCTACGAGGAAGCCTGTAGCAATCGTGAGATCGTAAGACCCTGACTGAACGATCGTGGCAGCCATTAAGCGACCTGTATTTGTGCTGGGCCGTCCACTCGGTTCATGGCTTTAATGCTGTTTACTACAGCACGCCCGATGTCTGCTGATGTGGCTAGACCGCCGTTGACATTGACTGTGATCGGTGTGCCGCGCTCAACCATGAACTGATCGAAAAGGCTGGAGAAGTCTGCTGCGTTGCCTGTGATGCCGTAGTTGCCGCCCATGTTGCCTGCATAGTTCTTGCTGAGGTCTAGGACGCTTGAGGACTTACCGCCGCCACCGCCAGCAGCTGGGGCTGGGGCTACTAGAGCCGACTCAATCATTGCCATAGGGCTTGAGCCGATAGATCCTGTGCCGCCTTCACGCGCAAAGCCTGAGCCTCGAGCAGCTGGCGTGTCTAGTTCTGGCAGTGCTGTGTACTCAAGCATTGGGACAAGCGGTATTAAGTCGATGCTTACACCCGGTATGACATTAAGCGCGTTAATTAGTTGGTTCAGTCCAATGATCGCGGCGTTAATAATTTGGTTTATACCGTTGGCAACTACTTTGACCGAGTTGTACACGCCAACAGCAAACTGCTTAAACGGCAACATAAACTCTGCAATGGCTCGAGGGCCTTCGCGGTACAGCTCGTAGAGCGCGGCAAGGGTAATCATTACTACGCCTAAACCTTTAGCCAGCACACCAGCCGATAGCGAAACCGTGGTAAATGAGCCTGCCAGCACAGCGTTGGCTGCCGTAATGACGATCTGTAACGCGTTGTAAGCTTTCATGGCGATGTTGGCGGTCACTATGGCTGCAGTCATGGCTGCGATAGCGCCGATCACAATGAGCAGTGCTTTGGTGTTGTCTTGCAGGAATGTGGTGAAGTTCAGGACTAGCGGCAGCATCTTTTCCATAACAGGAATGAACGCTGCTCCGATGCTCTCCTTAAGTTCGTCCATTTGGATGCCGAAGTTCTTTAGACCGCCTTCAGCACTATTGGCAAAGGTCTCAGCTGCTCCGCCGACAGTGGCATTGAGGGCAGCCATAACTTCGTCTGCAGTTGAAGTAGTTGTAATGACACCCTTTAGCGATGGGTCTAATTTGATAAGCGCGCTGACTTGACCGTTTAGGGCTTTAGAGACCGCAACGCTGGCAGTCTCCATGTCAATGTTCTTGGCAGTAGCAAGGTCAGCGGTGACCGACATTGCTTTTTGTGCCAACTCAAGCGAACCTGTGGCACGCACAAGGTTTGCCAAGGCTGGGCGCAGCTGATCGTCAGCCATCGCGGTCTGCTTACTAAACGCGCTTATGGACTGCTCTACCGCTTTAATCTGTGCATCTGTGGCTTGTGTTGTGGTGCGTAATTGGCGAGCCAACTCAAGCTGTGCAGCTTCATCTTCCATTGCTGCTTTAGTGGCTAGACCGATGCCAGCCGTTAATGCACCAAGCGCAGCCGTGGCAGGCAGAAACGCTTTTTTAAGTGCAAAGCCTGTCTTTGCGCCTACGCCGTCAAGCTGCTGAAACTGTTTGATGGCTTTGTCAACGCCGCCGCCTTGAAACTCGCTGATGATGGGAATTGACAGTGCCATTAGTTCAAGTCCTTTTGTATTTGGTTAATGGTCTTAAGAACCATCTTTTCCATTTCGCCCTCAATGCCACGTCGTGCTTTATAGACCGCTGGGCCAATAAGTCGAGTCCTACCCGGCATCGCCATCGCAAAACCGCGCTCAGAACTGACCGAGTCAAGTGATGTGCCTAAACGATTTGTGTCTTTACGGCCTGCACCCTCAAACACTGCTGTCGCTGGGTTCTTTTGCTCAATCAGGATCACGCCGACAGCATTGCGCCTGGTATCAAAACGCATTTTTACGCCTGACTGTGCGCTAGCAATGGTAAACGGGAATATTTTGCGGCCTCGATCAGACCATTTGCGCGCCATACCTGACAATGGGAACTGGCTGTAAGCAAGTTTTGCAGCCTGTATTGCTGGCTGTGCGATTGCTGTCGCCTCGGCCTTAAAGTCTTTTTGCAGCTGTGGGTCAATCTTGCGTAGGGCGTTAATTGTTTCTTTAAGACCGACTACTTCGACGCTGTGAGAAACAGGCATGGCTATCGCTTCTTGTGCATCTGCTCAAGCACATAGGTGACTGTGTTCAGGTCTCGCATAGTGAACTCAATCTCCTTTGGCCAGAAGCCTGTTAACGCTAGGACTTCGCAGAGGCTTCGCCGCCAAGTCCCTCGATGAAAGGGGTCTCGTCGACTAGCTCGTTAATAGGTGTAATGGTCATGTTCGGGTTTTCGTTTACCCACTCGCGCCACGTTGCAGGCACTTTGTCTCCAGCAAGTTTGCAAAGGGTGTAAGCCCAGCAGCACATGTCGCTGAACCCGATGCCTTTGCCGTCAGCTGACCGACGGTTTTCTGTTTTTTCCCAGTCAACAATGGCAAGCATGTTGGTGGTCATCTGGCGTGCTGGCTTACCGTCGCCAAGGTCAATAGAAAGTTTTACTTGCATACTGTCTCCTTTGTCGGGCAAGGCTCCGCTTGTGCGGTCTTGCTACTTGTAATTCTCAGCGGCTGGAGCCGCGAGATCATGCTGGCGGTGTCACAATTTTTGCGAGCACTCCACCAGAGAAAGTTAGAT